AAAGTTAATGGTGAAAAACTTTGTAAAATGTATACTGAATTATATAAATTACCCACAGTTATTTTTAGGTACTTTAATGTATATGGTGAACGTCAACCACTAAAAGGGCAATATGCTCCTGTGATTGGAATCTTTTTACGACAATTATTTTCTGGAGAACCTTTAACAATTGTTGGTGATGGTGAGCAACGTAGAGATTTTATTTATGTTGGTGATGTTGTTAAAGCGAATATTATGGCAGCAATTTCAAACCCAGACCCAGAAGCATATGGTCAAGTTTATAATGTTGGGTCTGGAAAAAATTATTCCATAAATGAAATTGCCGATATGATCTCTGACAAACAAGTTAATATTAGTCCTAGGATCGGTGAATCAAAAATTAGTTTGGCAAATAATGATAAAATCAAAGAAACTTTTGGGTGGAGACCAAGTGTTATTTTGGAAGATTGGATTAAATCCAACTTAAATAATATTTCCATAAATTGACTATCTTTATTGAGTGGAACAAGACAAAGACTGGTTGGACAGGTTTATTGATAGAATGAGTGATTGGTTCGATTCACTAACGGAGTACGATGAGACACAAAATCTGGGAGAGTGGTCGTACTCCATCGCGGAGAAACGACAAGGGGAAGAAGAAACCCCAAGCGATTAGACAAGCAAAAGCACGAAGACAATCACTCAAGAAACGTCTCAATCAAAGAGACGTTTTTTTTTTTTTTATAAATAACTAAAAAGTATTTGTAAAAATGAACTCACAAGATTTTCGTAGTCTTCAAGAAGCATATAGAGAAGTTTATCAAGAACAGGAACTTGATGAAGGTGCTGCTGCTGATGTCGCAGCAAGAGCAGCAAAACTTGCTAGACGAAGAAACCAATCTTCACAGCAAAAAGATACTTATAAAAAACTTTCTACTTCAGCAGGAGAAAGAGCAAATCCCGTTACGAGGGGTGATAGTAGAAGAGGATTAACATCATCAGAAAGAACTGCTAGAAGAGAATCTGATGTAGAACACGATTGGGGTGGAGTTCCAGGAAAGCACGGCACCCATACTTATGGAAAAGGTGGAATAACCAAAAATCCAAGAAAACTTGCTCAACAAAAAGCAAGAGGACAACACGCAGAACAAGTTGATATTTACGACATCATCCTTTCACACTTACTTGATGAAGGATATGCTGAAACACCAGAAGCAGCAGAAGTGATTATGGTAAATATGAGTGAAGAGTGGAGAGATAGTATTGTTGAAGAGTTTGATGAACTTGATGAAGGAAAGGTTGAGTTAGACCAAGAAAGAAGGTCTAGAATGGGAAGACAGATTGGGAAAAAGGTTAGAAGTGCTGAAGCAGAATATTCTTTATCTAAAGATACGATGTATCCAAAAGGACTTCGTGGTGCTATGGAAAAGGGTGCAAGAAAAAAAGTTGGACAAGCACAAAAGATTATGGGTGCATTAAAATCTGCACAAAAAAGCGATGGGTGAGCGCGGTTGAGGACACTTTCCAAACTGTCCACTTGGAGGTCTACGGACCTCCTTTTTTTGTATAATAGGTCCATACGAAACGAAACCGATGCCTGTTCGCCAAGAAATCAAATCCCAACTTGCGAAACTGCTTGCGACTGAAGACCTTGTGGTTGAGCACAAGAAGGTTGAGACTGCTTGCTTTAACGTCCATACGCGGGTTCTGACGCTTCCTCTGTGGGAGAAAGCAAGTAATATCGTATATGATTTGCTTGTCGCCCACGAGTGCGGGCACGCTATTTTTACTCCCGATGAGGACTGGACCAAGACTACAAAAGTTCCCGCACAGTTTGTGAACGTGGTAGAGGATGCCCGTGTTGAGAAACTGATGAAGCGTAAGTATGCTGGTCTTGCTAAGACTTTCTTCGGTGGTTATAAAGAACTGAATGAAGAAGACTTCTTCCAACTTGAAGATGAGGATATTTCTACTTTTAATCTTGCTGATCGTGCAAACCTTTACTTCAAGGTCGGTAATTTTGTAACTCTGGATTTTAAACCAGAAGAGAAAGAGATTATTGACCTGATTGCTGCTTCTGAAAGTTTTGCAGATGTTCTGATTGCTTCTGAGGAACTTTATAAGTACTGCAAAAAGGAACAACAGCAACAGCAGAAAGTTACCGACCTTGATTCGCACGAATCTCAAGGTTCTTCTTCTCCTAATGGTGAAGAAGCAAAAATGGAGCAACAACATGATGAGCAGGAGGGTCAATCTAACGAATCGCAGTCTTCACAATCAGAAGAGAATATTGATAATCAAGGACCCACTCAAAATGAGCAAAATGCTACTTCACCTTCCAACAACCAAGAGGAACCTGAAGTTCGTACTGTAGAATCTCTGGAGGATAAACTTCGTAGTCTGGTAAATCGTCAAGGTGAGGATAATGTCTATGTTGAACTTCCTCAAGTGAACCTTGAGACCATCATTGCTAAGAACTCTGAGGTTCATAAAGAGATTGATGATTGCTTTAATATGCAACAGCGGAATATTGATACTCTGAATAAATCAAATAAAGCACCTCTTTGGAATCTCTATAAGGATGTTGACCTTGAGTTTCAGAAGTTTAAGAACTCTGCTCAGAAGGAAGTTAACTATCTTGTGAAAGAGTTTGAGTGCCGTAAAGCAGCAGATGCATATTCCCGTGCTTCTACTGCTCGCACAGGTGCTCTTGATACTGCTCGTCTTCATTCCTACAAGTTCAGTGAGGATCTGTTTAAGAAAGTGACTGTTCTTCCTGACGGTAAAAATCACGGTCTGATTTTCATTCTGGACTGGAGTGGTTCTATGCAGAATGTTCTTCTGGATACCTGTAAGCAACTCTTCAATCTGATTTGGTTTTGTAAGAAGGTTTCTATTCCTTTTGAGGTCTATGCCTTCACTAATGAATGGCGTCGTTGTGAGTATGACTATCAAACTGGCAAACATATTGCTGCAGATAGGACTCCGCACTATGAGAAAAAAGAAGGTGTGATTGTGATTGATGAAAGTTTCTCTCTGATGAACCTTCTTACCAGCAAAGTTTCTGGTAACAAACTGGAGCAACAACTGAAGAATATCTGGCGTATTGCTGCATACTTTAGCAACACTTATCACTCTCCTTATACTTATCCTGCTCGTCTATGTCTTTCTGGAACTCCTCTGAATGAGGCTCTAGTTTGTCTTCATCGGATTATTCCCCAGTTCCAAACTCAAAACAAACTTCAGAAAGTTCAGTGTATTGTTCTGACTGATGGTGAGGCACCTCCGCTCCCCCGTCACCTTGAAGTTCATCGTGGATGGGAAAAGGAACCCTATCTTGGAACCCGACATATCAATCCTGATAACTCTTTCCTGCGTGATAGGAAGACGGGTATGAACTATAAGTTTGGGTATGATTATCATGGATATACTGATACTCTCCTGAAAAACCTGAAGGATAAGTTTCCTTTAGTTAATCTGATTGGTATCCGTGTTCTTTCTAGTCGTGATGCAAATCGATTCATTCAACTTTATCATTCTTGGAAGGATAAAAAGTATGAAGAAATCCAGAGTGACTGGAAGAAAAACAAGAGTTTCATTATCACCAACTCTGGTTATGATGCATACTTCGGAATGTCTGCAACTGCACTGTCTCAGGAAGCGGAGTTTGAGGTTTCCGATGATGCTTCTAAAGCACAAATCAAATCTGCATTTGTTAAGTCTTTGAAGACCAAAAAACTAAATAAAAAAGTTCTTGGTGAGTTCATTCAACTGGTTGCTTGATATTTGGAGACACTCCGCAACCAGTTGGCGAACTGACCACTAGGGGTCCCCGAGACCCCTTTTCTGCCCTATAATAACTTCAGTTGAAACAAACCCACATTATGTCCCGCATTCAAATGACCGACGACCAAATTATCACTGACCTGAAGAACACCTTTGGTAAAGAGTTTACTGCTGCTGATGTCCGTGGTTATTGTGCATCTAAAAATCTTTCCTATCCTACTGTTACCAAACGACTGGAAAACTTTAAAATTGGTCGTGGTAAGTGGAACCTGGAAGTAACTCAAAAGAAAGTGGAAGAAATGGAGCGTACTTTTAATAGTGTTTCTGTTCTCCCCGAAGTACATCAAAACCTCATTCCCGATAAAGATGATACCTTCGTCAAGTTTGGTAACTTTAACGATATTAAAAAAATTATTCAGTCCCGTCTTTTTTATCCTACGTTCATTACGGGTCTTTCGGGTAATGGTAAAACGTTCAGTGTGGAGCAAGCATGTGCTCAACTGAATCGTGAACTGATTCGTGTCAACATCACCATTGAGACTGATGAAGATGACCTGATTGGTGGTTTCCGTCTGGTGAATGGTGAGACTGCCTGGCACAACGGTCCCGTGATTGAGGCACTTGAACGTGGTGCAATCCTCCTGCTGGATGAGATCGACCTGGCATCCAACAAAATCCTCTGCCTACAATCGGTTCTTGAAGGTAAAGGTGTATTCCTGAAAAAGATTGGTAAGTTTGTGAAACCCGCTCCTGGTTTCAATGTCATCGCTACTGCAAATACCAAAGGCAAGGGTTCTGAGGATGGACGATTTATTGGAACTAACGTTCTCAACGAAGCATTCCTGGAACGTTTCCCTGTGACCTTTGAGCAGTCCTACCCTGCCCCCTCCGTGGAGCAGAAAATCCTGGAAGGCATTGCTCTGGACCTTGGTGTGGAAGACCGCGACTTCTGCAAGCGTCTGGTGGACTGGGCAGACATCATCCGCAAGACCTTCTACGATGGTGGTATTGAGGAAATCATCAGCACCCGTCGTCTGGTTCATATCATCCGTGCCTACAGTATCTTTGGTAACAAGGCAAAGTCCATTGATGTTTGTACTGCTCGATTTGATGATGAGACCAAGCAAGCATTCCTTGAACTGTATGATAAGGTGGATGCTGACTTTCAGATGCCCGTTCAAACTGAACTGAACGTTGACGAACAGCAAGCAAACTGATAGAATATGAGGAGGTCAATGTGCCTCCTTTTGCTTTTATTTTCAAAAAATTATGTCAGAAACTTCTTGTGAAAAATCCTTTGATAATCCAACTTTTGTCAATTCTGGATTAAAAGGTGGGAATGATTTTTATTCATTTAAAATTAATGAATATTGCGATGAAAATCAGTATTCTACTTTAAATATTGGAAATCCAATTTCCAATAATGCGTCAGATGAAAATGACCATATCAAATTTAATCTACCAATTTTTGATTATAAAATGACCGAAGATACGAATAAAAATGGTTTTTGGAAATATGAAGAAAATAAAACCCTGAAAGAAATTGAGCAATATCTTTCCAGCACTTATCATTCGCACTACACATCTGAACAATCTAAAACTCAAACTCTTGATTTGATTGAGAGTATTGGTGATGCTGAAGCATTTACTCGTTCAAATGCTATTAAGTATCTTTCTCGTTTCGGTAAGAAGAATGGTAAATCCAAGATGGACATTCTGAAAGCAATCCATTATTGTATTCTTCTTTACCACTTTGCAGGTCTTCACAAAAAATCTAACTCCGACTTTCCTTATTGATTATGAAACTCTCCGATAAAACTCTTTCTGTTCTCAAAAACTTCTCTGGTATTAATCAGTCTATTCTATTTAAAGAAGGTAACAAACTTCGCACTATCAGTGTGATGAAGAATATTCTTGCTGAAGCAACTATTACCGAAGAGTTTCCTCGTGACTTTGGTATCTATGACCTTAACCAGTTTCTGAATGGTCTTGGTCTTCACAAAGCACCTGAACTAGATTTCGAGAATGATGGATATGTTGTCATTCGTGAAGGTAAGATGCGGTCTAAGTATTTCTTTGCTGACCCTAGTGTCATTGTTACTCCTCCAGACAAGGCAATCAATCTTCCCAGTGAGGATGTTTGTTTTGAACTAACCACAGAACAAATGGATAAACTTCTGAAAGCCGCAGCAGTTTATCAACTTCCTGATATTTCTGCGGTTGGTGAGGCAGGCGTTGTGAAACTGGTCGTTCGTGATAAGAAGAATGACACCTCCAACGATTTCTCTATTATTGTAGGTGAAACTGATAGTGTTTTTTGTGCC